GTGATGGCGTCGGCCATGATCGAGAAGGATTCACCGTGGCGCACACCGACGTCCACGGTCTGCAGCACGCGCAGCTCAACGCCGCCGGCTTCGTACACACCCGGCGCGTACAGGTTCGGCAAGATCTCGACCACGCCCCATTCGCCGACGATTACCTGCGACCAGTCGCCGAAGAACAGCTCGGAAAGGTTGGTACCGGTGCCTTTGGTCAGGTTCTTACGCACCTGGTTGCTGCGGGAGACGGTATAGCCATTGATCTCGCCAGGAGTGCCGCTGCGCTGGCCCATTGGGTTGTTCGTCCAAAGGTATTGGCCGGTGCTGGACTTCAGCTTCTTCAGAGCGCCCACGGTGCGGGCATTGCACAGATAGGCCATGCTGTCGCTGTCTGCATTGCGGTCGGCGACAGCGGTTTCCATGTCGATCAGGTGATCCAGCGTAATCGCCGCGCCGTTGGCGCCGCCGATGATCGGATTGACACCCGGCTGGTTCGCGATACCCAGCGGCATGTTGCCGGCACCGTTACCGGACAATGCAGCCAGGTCGATACCCAGCGCAAGCGTCTGCAGCAGGTCCGCGCGTGCCAGCATGTCGATGTCCGGGGTGGACTGCTGCAGCATGTTGCGGGTGATGACGGTGATTGCGCCGATGTGCTTTGGCGTCAGACTGATCTTGTCGAACTGCGCACCGGTCTGGCCCAGGCTTTGACCTTCGCCGACCCAATAGACCGAGCCCGCCGCCTTCTGACGAGGGATGTCTACGTTACCCACCAGGCCCGACAGCATCTGCGCGCCCAGGCTCAGCACGCGAGCCTTGTTGCGCAGCAGCTCAATCATGCTGCCGGACATCAGGTTGGTCGCAACCAGGTTCGAGCCGCCAGAGGTGGCCGACAAGCCGGCGCCGGTGCCGAAGCTGTAATCCGCCGAGCGCGCCGCAAAGCGCAGATTAGTCGGGATGAACACGCCGGCCGTTTGCTTGCCGCTGCGCTGTCCGATGGCAATCGATACCTCGCGCTCCAGGCCCGCTTCCTTCCATGCCGCCGAGTCGCCCTGCATCTGACGAATCGAGCCGTTGATGGCGCGTAGCATGCTGTAGCGCGCTTTCTCCTTCTCGGTCAGATCCGGGTTGTGGCCGTTGTTCAGCGAAGCAGTGCCACGGCCGCGCGCCAACATTTCGTTGAGGACCACGCCGCGTGCCTGCTCGATAGGTGTACGCAACTGGACCAGCGCATTACGGGTTTCGTCAGCAATCTGGTACTGGCGGCACATCGCCTCGATCTCAGTGACGCGGTCTTGCTCCTGCTTCTGCGGATCGACTGCAGGCTGCTGCGATGGTGCCGGCGCCGGTGCGGCTGGCGCGCCGCCAACGCTGCGTTGACCTTCGGCGACTTCTTGCTTCTTGTGCTTTTTGATGATGAACATTGAATCTTCCTCGTTTTCGGGGTTGTCGGCATTAGCCGGGTTGGATTGCGAACGGGTAATGACCACGTCCATTTCTTCAATTGCTGCGCTGCGGGCCATGCCGACAGTGATGTCCGCAGGCGCACTGACCAGGGCGATCTCGAACGGCTCCCAACTGGTCGCGGTGTAGACATCGCTATCCACGTCGGTGACGTAGGTGAAGACCCGGTACTGGAACGACACGTTCTGCAGGATTCGGTCATTGACCTGGCCCATCGCCCACTCGCCGCGCTCGTCCTTACCAAAGCGCACAGTGCAATAGCAGCGACGGTCGTTGCCAAGCCACGCCTTTTCGACCACGCCGAGGACGTCGTCCAGGTTGTGGTTAAAGACAAACGGGCCAGCGGCGTTAATGCGCTGCAGCTTCACAGCGCTAGGGTCATGGCTCAGGATCTCGTCGGCGCCCCAATACGTCGCGCAAGGGGCCTCGCTGGAAAACGAAAATGTGACTGTTCGCGTCTCTACATCAACGATGCCGACTTGTACCTCGCTCGCTTCGCCAGTGCTGGCCAGCAGCCGGGCACCGCGATAGAGCGGGCCGATCTTTTGCGTGCCAACGTCGAGCTTGCGTTTCTTGGACATTGCTAACTCCAAAAGAAAAGGCCCGCGCGGTCTCCCGGCGGGCCTGGTTGATTGATTGCGGTGTGGTTAAGTTGTCGCTTCGGCAGGTTCCTCCTGGTCGTCTAGAGATTCATCATCTGGTGCCTCCTCTTCCGAAGAAGGATCTTCCTGCTCCGCGTCGGGTGCAGCCGGATCAGCGCCTGCTCCTTGCGCGGCTCCCTTCTGGTCCGTCTGCCCCGGGTCCGTGTCAAACACCAGCCCCTTCTCGGCCATCATCTCCAGCTCCGCCGCCCGTTCGTTGAACACGTCCTCTGCGTCCGCGTGCTCGGATGTCAAAGCAATAACGTCCGATACCGTCATAAAGCCGGCGCGAACCGCCGTGCGATACGCTGTCACCTCCTTCGTCGGGTCGATCCAGGACCAGCCGCGCGGTTTGAAGCGCACCGCGCAGTACTTGCGTAGGTTCGAGAAGTAGTCAGGGAATGCCAGGACGCCGGCCAGCACGGAAGCGTCCATGAAGTCGCGGTGGACCTCCTGGCGGAAGGCACGGATAAACCAGCCTTGAATCGCCCGCCAGCAATCCCGCTCGTCAAGGAGAGCCAAGCGAGACGAGCTGTAGTTCGACTGCGAATAGTCAGCCGATACGCTGGCATATGAGACGCCGACACCGGTGGCGAAAGCACGCAGCATGAAGCGCATGAACGGGTCCATGGCCTGGTTCGGCCGGCTCGGATTGAAACCGGTGAAGGTTTCGCCCGGGCCCAGTTGCTGGAATGTTCCCGGCTCCATGCTCAAGGTAGGTCCGTGGTGCGCGTCCGCCGATCCATCCGGCGCCAACGTGTCGCTATCCGGCACTAGCTCATCCGGCGTTTGGATGATGCCGACGATAGACGCCGCCGCCCGCGCGGCGACGATCTCAGCCTCCTCGTAGCCCGCCATATTGCGCAGCCGCTTGATGATCGCGTGGAACCAAGGCACGCCGCGCGTCTGACCGACCCGGTCCGGAATGTAGAGGTGAAACATATCCTCTGCCGGCACGCGGATCAGCGCGCTTTCCACGAACGCCGAGAACTGATAGTCGCCCGGATGAGTCGGATATAACCAGTACGCAACCGGCCGTCCCCATTCATCCTGCTCCACGCCCATGCGGATCTGGTTGCCGTTACCGGCGCGAGCGACACTCCATTGATCGACCAGCCGGTCGGCCTCGATCAGCTCCAACGCATAAGGGATGCGGCCACGTCCAAACGGACGACGAATTTTCCGCACCAGGACTTCGCCGTTCTCCACCAAGGAGCCAAGGATCAGGCGTTCCATGTCGGGAAAGTGCAGCTTGCCGGCCGGGTCGCAAGTATCTTTGTCGCACCAATCCGAGAACTCGTCCTCGATAGCCTGGTTAATTCTGCCGATAAGCTTCTTGCCGGCAGTAGAAACCTGCGCTTGCATTCCTACGCCAGTCCCGATGACGTTGTTGACGATGATCCGCTTAGCCGCCTTCGCATATTCGTTATCGCGGCAAAGCTCGCGGGAGCGTGCACGAAGCGTGCGCAGGCTGGTAATGATCTCGCTATCTGCCGAGGTATTCAGCACATTCCAGTCCGACGCATTGCGGCCCATTGCTGCGCCGGCGTACTGGCGCTTGCGTGCGCTGGCGTTCGCTAACGTGGTGCGTGCCGCCTCCCGTTTCGCGTTCCACTCCTGCAGGATCACTGAGCCAGGTTGACGCACGCGGCCTTCGTTGTACCAACCTGTCATGGGAACCTCGCAATCAATGCTGATGGATTCTTACGGCCGGATGCCTTGGCTCGCTCGATCCGGACCTTTTTACTCCAGAAGTTGCGCAGTAGCATGATGTCAGCAAGGCTTTGGAACTCGGTGCTTCGCCCGCCAATGGTGTAACTCTTGATCTTCCCGTTCGAGCCGTTGAAGGATGCGAGCGCGGCTTCGCAATCCGCCAATGCCTTTTCCGCCATGCTGCGTGCGTCAATTGGCGCCGTGATCTTCAACGGATCGGGCAAGACGGTCACGGTTGCGCGGCCAGCGGTAAGGCGCTCGTCGGGTCGGGTGAGCTGCATGACAGCCGTATATGCCCCAGGCTCAAGTGCCGCGCTGTCGCCCGGCGCGACTTTGATACGCCAGCCGTCCCCCTCTGGCACGCCAATCAGCGTCAAGCTGGAAGGACCTCGCAGCTCATAAGTTAGAGCCCAGGCCCCACTCGCCAACATGTCGATGCGGTCGTGGTGTTTGAGCGGTGGCTCTAGCCAATTGGCCGAGTCTCCCGCCGTCAATACTGAGAAGATTTTCATAGTCCTTTACCAGTTCTTGGCTGAGTAGCCGCTGCTCACGCGACTACGGGTTCTAGCCCACGCGGGCGGCTTGATCGGCGGCGGTGCCGACGCTGGCGGCGGCGAGATTGCCGAAGTTTGTACAGACGTCTGCACTGAATCGCCGTTGTCGACCTTTTCGCCCACCTCCATTGCTTCGTCGGACGGCACCGCTTCTTCGTCCTGCGCTGTGTCAGTGAAGATCTGCCGCTGACGCAACTGCAGCTCAATGCCATCCCAATGTGCGGGTTTCATCAAGTGCAGCTTGAGCGACATCGCCGCGTGTAGCGCGTAGACCTCGCAGTCCAGTGCTTCGTTGCGTACCCCTGCCCGCTTCTGCCAAACCTTGCGGTTCTTGATACTTTTATGCGGAGCTTTGATCTCGCTGGTGATCTGGTCCCAATAGTCAGGACGCACCGTTTTGTACCAGTGGATGCGGCCAGGGCCATTCCCATCAAGACGCAGCCTCCCCTCGATCATCAGGTCCTTCGCACGCTGGGTGCCGACGATGTACGGCGTCACCCCCGAGGGGTGTGGCTTGTGTTTCTTGCCGCCCAGGTCAACGGATTCCCGAGGCTTACTGAAGATTTCCTTCGACATGGCGCTTTGCTCCGAAGCCCCCTTAATGGCCATGTAGCCCTTGTGCTGGCGTTTCCGAACATAGGCATACACCGCATCGGTCGTCGTTCCGTCGGACGAGTCCACCGATACAGCGCGGATCGTCAGCAAGTTGCCGCTGGCGTGTCGAAACTGCTGGTCCAGCAACAGGTCCAGGTCGGCCCAGGCGCCTGCGTTGGCGATCAGCGTTTGGCCGTGGATCTCTCCCCAGTACACCAACCACGACTCCATGTCCCGCCCCCAGGCGCGGATCACGATAGCCAGGCGGTCGTGTTGGACGTCCACGCCTGCAGTAAGCACCATGCCACCCCACGGCACCGTCTTTTCCGCATAGTCCAGCGCACGCTCGGCTAGCGCCTCCGCCTTCGGCAGATCGCTCTTGTACGCATACGGCAGACCCTCCGTGTTGTTGCGGAAGGAGCGCATCTTGGTGTCGTCCCCCTTCGCGAGCTGAGACTGCGCGGTCAGGTACTTCGCCAGCAGTAGATGCATCGCACTACCAGGGAATGACGAATACAGCTCGTTGATGTAGAAGCCGGCGATGCCGTAGAACGGCGCCGTCGGCACCGGGTACAGCTTCTGTACGTTCTGCCGCTTCTGTTCATCGGTCCACAGGGAGCCACAGTGCGGGCAGCAGTACCGGGCAGACATCAGATCAACTTTTCCGTAGACCTCATGACCTAAGTCAGGTCGCTCCGTGTACTTGACGTTCTCCCATGCCAGAACATGGGCCTCGCCGCACTCATGGCACGGCACCATGAACACGCGTTTGTCGCTGGCCTGGTAGGCGGCATTGATTCGCGAAATATCCTCGATGGTCGGCGTGCCGCCAAAGATGACCTTGCTCCGCGCGAACGTCTTGACTCGTTCCTCCAGCAAGGTGATCGTGTCGCCCTGGTCGCGGACGTTATCGTTACAGTCGTCCGGTTCTTCGATAGCGACGACCGGCGCCGGCGTGGACTTGACGGAGCTGGGCGAATTCGATCCGACCAGCTTTAGGAAGCCGCCGGGGAAAGCCTTGTTGTCCCAGGTGCTTTCCTTGGTGATCTGCAGCTTCGCAGAAACCTGCGGAGTGACCTCGACCATCGGGCCGAACTTCTCCACGTTGAACTCTTTAGCCGCCTTCTCCTTTGCGAACATCACAATCATCGGCGTCGGATCAACGTCGATCTTCTTGCCGATGTAGTTCAGTAGTACGCCGTCCGTCCAAGCGATCTGCGCCGACTTCATGGCGACAAGTTTTTTGACCCGTGGATCATCCAGGGCTTGATGCATGAACTTGATCCATGGCGTCTTGTCCGGGTCGTATCGACCTGGCATAGCTGACGCCTTGGCAGATAAGCGCCGGTACTTACGGGACCATTCAGTCAGTCCGATCCGTTCCGGTGGCCGCAGGGTCTGTGCCAGGCGCGACACCAGCAGGCGATTCGCCTGCGTCGTATCGAGCGAGGTGAGAGAGGGCAGCATAGGTGTGTTCGTTTAGCAGGCCCACGTCAACATCGATCCCGTGCGCGGTATCGAGTTCGGCCTTTAGTTTGTCATCGCGTCCAAGCAGCTCGACCTTGAAAGCGCCGACCATTTGCTGCAGCTCAGCCTCCAACTGCTCGACGTTGACGAGCGACTTTTTCTTCTCCGCCAAGGTGTACAGCTTCAGCTCCCGGTCAACGCGCTCCGTCAGTACGCGCTCGTGCACCAGGTCGGCGCCGTCATCAGTCTTGTGACCGGCAGCATTTCCACGCAGCCTGCGGATGTATCGGACCCGGATGTCATCAAGCGAGGACTCCTTCCAGTCGATGCCGGCCGAATGCAAGAACTTGCTTACCTCTGCTTGCGAAAGATCGAGGTGCGATGCGATCTCTGTCTGAGTCAATGCCATTTCTATAGCCCCCTTGGGTTGTTCAAAACTAGCGAGAAATCGGGGTCATGGCACCCGCGTGTTCCCAACCCCAGGAAGGACCCGGAAAATTGAAAAAATTAGCGTGAGAGGTTCTTGATCTCGTGTTTCAGACGCTCCGCGAACTTCTCACGTTGGAAGCGCTGCATGACCGCCTGTACCTTGACGTTTGCGTACATGCCGCCGACGCTAGGGCCATAGAGCTTGCGCGCTGGGTAGCTTTGCCAGCCGCCCTTGCTGCCCCGCTTGTACTGCACCTGTCGACGCAATACGATCTTGCCCGCCGACCTGTCTTCGATGAATACGCCTGCTCGGCCATTGAGCCGCTGGGCGATGAAGGCACCCTTAATGAGCTTAGCCTGCCCGTGCACACGCACGGTGACACCAGCCCTACTCTCGCGCGGGTTGTAGTCCATCAAGCTCCTCGTCTTGCGCCGCACCTTGATCGTCGTGACCAGGTTGGATTGCGATGCCTTACGCTGGCTCATTGAACCTTTGATCTCAGACGCGCTCACGTTGTACCCCTCGCCTCGCAGCTCACGCGACGCCTGCGTGATCGCCATGGCACCGACCCGATTGAGGGCTCGCGGTATCGCCTTTTCAAGTACGCCCTGTTTCATGCGCTCGATACTGCTAATGATCGAGCTCATATCGCCGCGCACATCCAGAGTGAATGCCATCGTGCAGATCGTCCAAAGGGAGAAGAAGGGGCACCGGTGACAACCGGCGGGGATGCTGGAGACGAAAAAAAACCCCGCTTACGCGAGGTTCTGTTCTGTAGGGGCGTGACTTGCCCCGAGGCGCATTCTAATCAAAGTAAATCCGACGCCTGTTCTGCCTCACCAATTACCTCCGTGAAGTCCAGCGACGGAAAGCGCCATACAGTGGCGATATTGCAGCGGCGACGGATCGCCCAATCGAGATGGCGCGGCAGACTTTGCATCATTGCCTCAACGCCTTCTGCGACGCGCGTATCCATGTCTTCATACAATTCATCGGAGTCGCCCTCCTCGTCTTCCGAATAGTCGCTTTGGAGGATTGCGCTTCTCCCGCGCCAACCGAGGCGCGTATCGTCGCGTCGCTGCCAACGCATCCAAACGTCGAGGCAATAATCCAACGCCTTCGTTTCCACTCGCGCAGCTACCGGAATCGCGTTCGCGCCTTCGCCACGCCTCGTGCTGCTGGTACTGCTAACCCCATTACGTCGGCCCGCCCAAGGCCCGACTCTTCGACGAAAACAACTCCGTCAACAACAAGTACTCCACCCATTGAAAATCCCTTTCTGCCCAAATTCAAACTTTCTCCACCTATGTACGCAGACCTAGCGCCTGCTCAGCCATTTCAATCGAAGCGATATAGACCGATTCGCCACGCTCATGCTTCTGCAAGATCGCATGCGCCCAGTCGGTTTGCCCGCTAACGCCAGTGCGCTGCGGCATG